GAAGCTTTGTTGGTGGTTTACTTTCTGCCTCTGGTACTATTGATTTTCTTTATACAGCAGCTAGTGGTAATGAGACTGCAAACTTATTGGCAGATGTTTTAACTACAGAAGATGCTGGTGATGCACAGTTTGAATTATTTTTAGATACTTCTGGCACTAAGAAAGTAAGTTTTAGTGGAATTGTTACAGGAACAAGTTTATCTGCAACAACAGGTGATCTTGAAACTGTAAGTGTCAGCTTTATTTCTTCTGGTGCTATCACTAACGCTGCATAATGCCTTTGAAATCCTACTCAAAGAAGCAACATAAACTTGCTGCGGTTGCTCCACCGAGAGATAAGATCACGGCTGCTGATCTTAAAAAACTTAATGCTAAAAAGAAAAAGAGGAAAAAGAAATGAAAGTTAAAAAACAACTTACAAATAGGCAGAAAACTGCTTTAGCAAGTCATAAAAAAAAGGGTACTCATACTAGAAAACATATGAAAATAATGGAAGAAGAGATGTTAAAGGGTAAGACATTCATGCAGGCACATGCAATAGCTATGAGGAAAAAAGGAAAATAATGGCAAAAAGAAAAGGAGTCAGTTTAACTTTAGGAAGAGGTGAAAAGTCTAGGAAAGGTGGGCTGACTTCTAAAGGACGAAAAAAATATAATGCAGCTACAGGTAGTAATTTAAAAGCACCAGTAACTAAAAAGAGTGGTTTAACTGAATCAGAAAAAAGAAGAAGAAAGAGTTTTTGTGACAGAATGGAAGGAATGAAAAGAAAAATGAAAAATACTAAGAAAAAAAATGATCCTGATAGCAGAATTAATTTAGCTC